TGGTCGCCCCTAATGAAGAGCCAGACGAGTTGAAAATCTCTAGCTTGATTGTCCATGTATCAGGCCGCTGTCCACCGAAAGTTCCAGTACCGTAGCTGTTGTTGCGTCTATTATCCACATTGGCTCCAAAGCTATACGTCATCCCTTGTCCAGCCTCGATAGCACTGATGTTTGTATCCAATAGATCATCACTATCTAGTGTCTGTGTAATCTTTCCCAGGCCATAGGAAGTCTTGAATCCAACACTGGCATCGAAGGCGCATCCGTTACCGCCACAAGCCACTAAGTTCCAGTTAGTACTAGTACCACCTGTAAATGAAGGATTAAGATTCACGTTGCTTATGGCAGTTTGAGTCACAGTTGTTACCGTTGTTGTCGTTGTTACTGGAGTCGTAGTGGTCGTAGTTTGTGATCCATCTTCATTACTAACCACGACATCTGTTGCTGTACCAGTAGATGAACTTGTAGCAGTCCCTGATGTAATCGTATTGGAGTCCACTCCATCACCAGCTTCAGAAGATGAGGAAGGGAACACCAAAAAACATAGCGACGATACCGATAGCAATACCGATGCCGTTGAGATATACGAATGTATTCGACTCTTCATCTACTGTTCCTGTGCCGCTACTTTTTTTTTGAGTTTACTATCTGATGGGACATCATCTATGTTATCCAACCAAGCTTGTTTAGCATCATCTCCAATCATTCCTTCATAAGGACACGGCGTACCAGCCATCCACATACCGTCAAAAACTCTAGCGTCCTGACAGAGGATACTTACGCCAGCAACCTTCATTCCCATACCATAGAGAGAACGAGCCAACTTTAGTCTTTCACAGTTCTCGTCGGTGACAGTAATACCAGAAGCAAATCCTAGAATCTGAGTTTGAATCGCGGCACTTGCAGTACTCTTACATACGTCACTGTTGTTTATCACAATGGACGGTGCTGAAGCTGTCGGTGGAGTTTTGTCAGTAACCACTGTATTAGAATCCGCTGCAAACAAGATGGAAGGAATCAATACTACCAAAACCCCAATAAGGGATAGTTTCAAAAATCTCATAGCCTTTCACCACTTCATCCCCCAAGTGCGGGGGCGTCCAAGGTCTATGTGAAGGAAGGTTCTATAATAACCAAAGCCTGTAAATCCTTCTTCCTTGGCAATCTGTTCCATCAGCTTCTTGTCCTGCTTAACTATCGACAAGTCTACCGCTATAGCCTTGAGATGGGAACTAAACGGTGCACCACCCACGAAAGCATTGTGGTAGGGAGTACGAAAAGCAGAGAGTACAATAAGAGGAGAACCAAAACGACTGCGTAGAATATCAAGACGGTCAAGCAGTCTAGGTTCAATCTTAAGTTTTCCCGTACCTTTACACGCCATCTCAAATGGTGTGAAGTATTTCCAGGGCCATTCCGCAAATGTGCGTGGTACTGATTTCCAATGATCATAAACTATCATCACACATTACTGAGGAGAAGCACATAAACTATCGCTGTTATGGTCAGCATTAGGGTAATTGTGTTCACCTTTTGCTACCTTTCTACATACATCTTTGTTTTCTAAGACATTGAAAATTCGGCAATCCATGCCTGTCATTTTATTCAAAGCAACATCTGTTGTCGTTGCATCGTCTTTTATAATCTGGCTCGCGTCGTATGCTGTGCGTCCGTAATTAAACCACGATAACGGCGCTGGCAATCCACACCCCGAAACAATTAAACCAATGAGTCCAACCAGAAGCACTTTCAACTCTTTTGTCCCGATGCCGTCCAGTATTTACCCCATAAAACCATACAAGAGATACCGTTCGCGCCGTCGATTATTACAGTCCACTCGCCACTACGACTGCTGAAAAAATTAACGATTACCGTTTCACTCTGCGCTATTTTCATCAATGCCGATGCCACTAGACTTTCTCCCAATCGACTTATTTCTTTCTTCAAAATAGATGTTGGACCACATTTGGCATTGCTGGCGCGAATGACGGACATGTCCGTAACTTCCGGCTTGGCTATATCGGTCGCGCATCCAAACAAGAACAGTAGACTTAGGACAAGGGATAGCCTTGTCACTTTCCTTTCTTTTTCCACCGCTCCCGTACCTTATAGGACAGCAAAAACAGGCCACCAATCACCAACAGCGCGTGTCCAGCAAGAATGAACAGATTAGTATACTCGGTAATGATCTGGACTGTGGTCCCCCCGCCACCCAGGGTGACACTAATCTTGCCAACGGTGTCGCTGGACATCTGCTGAACGTAATCGACGGCCTTGTTCATTACAATTTACTCCGGCGCTGACGGCCAAGTTGGGTTAGCAGGGTCTTCAGTAGTGGCTGGGAGGTCACGGAGTTCTTGGCGGTAGGTTTCCCAATCGCCTTTGGTTTCATCGTCCAGGGGCGAGTCGTTGTATTGTGTCCAATCGCTTTCAGTTAGCAGGGTGTTACGTTCTGTACGAAGACTAGCCATCGCCCGTGCTGGCTTTTCTTCTTCCCAAGCTGCTTCTTCGACATCTAGTGTCGCTTCTTCTTCTGGCGTAAGCGGTATTACCTTCGCCTTATCTTGGGGACGAGCTAAGCTCACTGCTCCTTTTGTTCGAGACATAGCATATTCTCCTATGATGTAATCTTTGTATAAACACGATAATTACCTGAAAAAGTACCGCTATTAAAATAGAATCTTATAGAATCCTGGGCCTGCGCCGTAGTATGTGAGCCGCCTCCAATTGTTGACCTATTATTATTGCTCTGTTCATCAAATTGAGTAGTCCACAGCACTTTAGATTTTTTTGATGACGCAGGATCAATTAATTCAATTCGCGCATAACCCGTTTCATCAGAGGCATTACCAATACCAGCATTCATAGTATTGAGGTAGCTAGTGGATGTACTAACAGAATTATCAAATGACGTATTACCTGTTGCCATTACGGTGACATATTCGTAATTCGAATCTAGAAAACTCGAACCATTATCAATAGACAGTTGAACTTTTAGATATGCCCCATCATAACTGACGTCTATACCATACAATTCAACGAGAATATCTGTAGTTATATCAATTATTTTAAGTTCATCTACCGATGATATAGCCCCAGAAGTCGAGAATTGCCAAAGCCCGCCACCAGCAGCATCCTCCATCAGCGCCGCTACATTAGCCCCGCCGCTAGTCAGCACCTGCCCATCTGAGCCTGTAACGATATAAGCAGGGTCACCATTAGCGTCTATGCCAATGAGATTACCGTCCGTGCCACCCGCCATCTTGGCGAGGGTAACGGCGTTATCAGCAAGTTTTGCTTCAGTAATTGTGCCATCTACTACACTGACGCCTGACATAAAACCGGGCATAATATTACTCCTTTACGTTTGGATTAGGTAGCTGATTGAGACTTCAATAGTAGTTGCATTTTCAGCAATGAAGTCTAGAGTGTCGTTTGAATTTAGGACAATCTTTGCACCGTTCAGTAGGTCAAGACTGTCGTTGATTGGTATTTCAATCTGGTGGATAATTTCACTGTCCACCCCACCAGACCTGTTTACATCGCAAGTCACCCAAGACCCTGCGCTGGCATGAATGTTTGCCGCCGCAAGACCAATAATTGTAATTGTCTCAGACCCTCCCGCCGTCAATCCCGCCACCAGTGACGTTGTGACCAGATAGCCCTTACCTGTTAGTACATCTGCCATTGTTTTATCCTAATGCTAGTACGAGGCCGAGTCCGACGCCGCCAAGGTTATTGAGAGAAGTAGATGCGTTACTTACATCTGATAAATTATTTGAGGCCAAAAGGTCGCCAGTGCCAGTTCCATTATTACCAGAAAATGCAATGGTTACACCGACTACATCGCCATCAGATAAGGTGCCGAATGTCGCCACATGTGTCACGGCGACTTTAGAATAAGTCGAGGCAGACGTAACGGCTCCCGAACATTTGAACACCACCCCCGCTGTCGCTGTTCCCGCCTCTTGAATGTAAATCGTCGCGGAGTTGGTGGCTGTCGGATCATCTAAAGTATCGATAAGCGCATTGATTGAGACACTGTTTCTTTCAACGTCATCAAAATACAGGACCGTGGCACTGGAGAGAGTGGCGTTGTTGGCCCAAACCTTGCCCACCCCTTGATCGGTATCAGTAGTGGTAGTCTCCCAAGTCATGGATATGCCAGCGGCCTTTGAGGAACTATCAACGTATGCCTTGATCGATTCTGACGAAGATAATAAAGCGGCTGTGGCCCCCGTCATGGTGTCGCTATCGAGGACGCCGGTCATCGCGCTGCCTGTCGCCAAGGTTATTGAGGTATTGGCCGTGAGGGTCGTTCCGGTAATAGCGGCGGCGGATGCCCCGCCGATCACCGCGCCATCGACTGTGCCGCCGTTGATATCAATGGTCGTTACTGCGCCAAGATCACTGGAGGTTCCCGAGAACACGGCTCCAGATGCCCTGAGTTCCCCGAAAGAATAAGTAATATTGCCGGTTGAGTCACCAGTGGCTGTGGTGGTTCCGAAAGCGAAATGGTCTCCGCTCTCATCCCAGCCCATGAACACATTGTCGCCCGTACTTCCACGCTCCATAATCAGACCGAGATCGTTGGCGTTTGAACCAGCGCCAGAATTTAATTCGATGAGTGGGTCTTTGATTTCCGTATTTGTGGCATCGTTAGTTACCGTAGTTCCGTTGATGGTCAAGTCGCCCGTGACTACGAGGTCGCCAGCAACGTCGAGGTTTGCCGTGGTCTGGATACTATCGACCCATAGCTTGAGCCAGCGGACGCCAGTAGTTCCCAAACTGTCGGTGCTGTCGGTGTCGGAGACAATATCCCCGCCATGAGTAGTGACTCCAACAAGCTTGGCGGTAGTGGCAACGTGTAAAGACTTAGCTATGCCAAGTCCACCGTCTGTATGAATTGAACCCGTGGTCCCACTCGACGTATCGGTAGTGTCGTCAATAGAGGCGATGCCACTGGTCGTGAGTGTTGTAACTGTAGCCGCCGCTGCTGCGCCTCCACCAAGAACACCATCTAGTGTTCCTGTGAAACCAGCGCCTGTAACCTCGCCAGAGAAGGTTCCGGTAGCCCCCGCGATATCACCGCCGCTAGTGATACTATCAACCCACAGCTTGAGCCACCTAACCCCTGTCGATCCCAGGCTATCCGTGCTGTCCGTATCGGATAGGATATCACCGCCGTGGGTTGCGGTGCCGATAACGTGCAGTTTTTTGGCTACGCCCAAGCCACCGTCAGTATGGATGGAGCCGCTAGTGCCGCTGGTAGTCTCGGTGGTGTCATCAATTGACAGAACACCGGAGCCGGTAATTGCAGTTGCTGCGAGTGTCCCGGTGACGGCTAGACCAGAGGTAGATAGATCAAGCCCCTTAACGCCGTTGACAGACCAACCGATATTGTCCGCGCCAATTCGGTACATCCCGGTGTTGGGGTCATCCTCGAACGCCAGCCCAGGAGCAGAAGCAGAGCCATCAGCAAATATTAGATTAATAAGCGTTATGATATCTCCGTTAGTGACATCAGCGTCATAAGACAAAGCAGTAGTTGCCTGTACACTATCAGAAGTATATTGAGCTGAAACAATACCAAACCTAACACCATCAACAATAAAGTCATTAGCGTTATACGTTGTGGCCTGTGCATAAGTCCCTTTGTTTGCAACATCAACTGTAACAGACTGCCAATGAGAACTATTTGCGATTCTAGCAGCAGAAAATGTTCCCGTACTAGGAGTGGTATGTGCTACTAACACTTCATAGATAGTATCTGCATCAGTATCAATATAACGATTACCGACCGTAACAGCTAGAGCGTTTTCCCAAGCACCTTGTATAAGACTAATGGCAATGAATCTAGCCATTAATGCATCTACAATGTGCCAGTTATTATGCTGTTCCTCTCCCCACGGTATCTTATCGAAGTCCGTAAGGTTTAACTTAAAGTTAGAGGTAATGTTTGTAGCAGCCATTATACTTCCTAAACGTCTATCTCTGTTCCTACTACTTGCACATTTAGAGCTTGCATTGTAAGTGTAGAAACTGTATAAGTAACAGTGTCTCCAGCCGACAAGTAATATTCAAAAGGAGCAGGGGCAACCGTCAACAAAGCTGAGGCACCAGTAGGAGCAGCAGCGGTTTCTGGATTAACCATCAACGTGCTATTAGAGTGTACATATCGTGCAGCAGTTATATTAAGAATAACAGCTACATTGATGGCATTAACAGTAAAAGTTAGGTCGCCTGTACCTGTTGATGCATGAGATAATCCACTCCACATAATCTTGATCTTAGCAGCTTTCGCCGCTGGACAAGTATATACAGTGGTAGTTGCGGCGGTGGCTACTGTAGCTTCGCCAAGAACGCCTATTTGATCAGCCATTATATTCTCCTATACGCTGATGTCGCCACGAGCAATCTTCCAAGGAAGTCTCGTTAGCGTTTGCAAAACCTCAATTTCGTTCTTGATAACAAGAAATTGAGCGCGGAAGTCTGCTTTAGACGCCTTTACGTTATCAGCAGGTAGTGTCGAGTCAACAGAACTAGCCATAATTATCTCCTAGGTGATCCAAGTTGATACGCGAGTGTAATTGAAATAAACTTGAGTTCCTTAGTAGCATCACCGTACATACGAAGTTTCTGCAACTTGTACTTAGCTGTCCATGCGAACAACTTCTCTAGCCTCGTCGGTCTACCACCACCAAAGTCTTCTCCAAACTCGTCTTGTCCAAAGCCTGGAGCGTCACCACCTTCAAAGACAAGAGACAGTGTAGGATCTAAAACGTCTACATCCCACCCTAGACCATCACTCCATTTGAGAGTATCTCCTTGCCAATCTTCACCTTGATCTGTACGACTGAAGAAATTGTTATCAGTATACATCTCAGCGGTAAAACGATTGTCGCCTTGCGTATCAAAGTTTATATATCGTGAGCCTTTAGTAAGAAATCGTTCATTGTTGTCAGACCAAGGAAGTTCCCATATAAACCTAATAGGAATGCCACTGTCACTATCATCAGCGACAGGATTCCATCCGGTGTAATCTTCCCAAGGAGTATCATCATTCCACATCTCTTGGTATTTCTGATAGTCCTTAAATATACGTCCTCCACCTTCGTGTTCTTCTCCAAGTATAAAGACTTGAGTGCCTTCAGTTAGGAAGACACGTTTCAAAGCGGATCGACAACCAGAGCGGAAGTTCCAATTACGCCAATCCTGCCAAGCTTCAATCTTTAGTGTCTTATTTCTCTTGTATACAAAGCAACGTGTCTCGGTAGTATCAGACGCTACATCTGTATTTGGAATGAATATCATATAGTTGTTGGACTGACTATCCCAAATGGACCAAATACGGTCTTCTTGCGAAACAACGGCATTAACCTTGTCTATAGCTTCTAGGTAAGCAGGATCAATTAACTGTGAAGCTCTATCACTTTGGACAGTGCCTGTGATTAATGCTCTCTTCATGTTAGAGACACCAGCAAGATCACCGAATAACATGTCTTCGCCGATTGTTTGTATCACCCTATGAGAGACAGCACCAATATTTTCGATTGCGTCATCAAACAAGGGTATATGCACATCATCCGTAAAGCCACCTAGGGTTCCTGGAAGAACGGCGTTCTCAAACATAACAATGAGCTTATCCCTAAACCGCCCTAGCCCCTTAATCACGTTGGAGCCACTAGGAACCCGAGAACCTAAGTCTACGTTGACAGCATCATTTGGCCCACTATCTCCTAGCCAAGTCCCACTGACATCGGTAGCAGAGATAAAGAGTATATCTTCTTCGCCAGCCGTAAGTGAGCCAGCCATGACAAGATACCGGCCATGAGCAACTACGAAACGAGCAATAGGAGTATTAGCATTCGTCAAGTCTGCTAAATCCTGTAAGAATGTTACACTCATAGACGTATCAATAATAAGAGGCTTTCTCACTCCATTGCAGATAATAAGGCTACCATTGAACTGGGCGAAGGAGGCAAATGCAGTAGTAGACCAACCACTGGGAGAGCCAGGAAGTGAACTAGCAAGGTTATCGTTAAAGATGACAGTGGCTACTCCATTGGAATCCACCTTACAGATTATTCCATCAGAACTGACTGTTACAATGAAGTTGTTATAGTACTCACAATTGATGATTTCTCCTCCGAAGTCTCCAACGTCAGAGAACAACTCAGTACCAGGACGAATACTGTTACTG